TTAAATCCAGCAAGGGCTTGTGCTTGTGTATATTTATCTGTTGCTTTTGTTGCTGCGTCTGTTTGGAATGCGTAATCACCCATTGCCAACTTTGCTGTAACTGCAGTTATACCTATTGCTGCAAGTGCTACTCCAGCAGCAGCAAGGGATACACCACCTGTTGCAAAAGCATTTGCAATTGCGACACCAATTGCTGTAGCCCTTAAAATTTGGAATGCTTTAACTAGATTTCCAATTGCAATAATAAATCCAGCAACCTTACTAGCAACAAACATTCCTGCAATTATTTTAGCAATATTTTTAAGAGTAGTAGTATTGTTAGTTGCCCATTTAGCAATACCGCCTGCTACTTTTAATAAATCTTTTGCAAACTCTGCAGCAGTTGCTAAACTTTGTGAAAGTTCTACTTTATTTGTTTCAACCCATTCTTGGATTCCTGGTAAAATATCAGTAAGTATATAGTTTGTAAACTGTTCAACAACTGGTAAAAGAGCAAGACCTAAACTTGCTTGAATATTTTTATATGATGCATCAACTCTTTGTAACTGTGCGGCAAGTGTGTCATACTCTCGCATTGCCTGTCCTTGAGCAGCATTTGTCTTTTCCATTATAAGTTCAAATGCAGCCTGTGCTTCTGCTGCTTTTAGCGTTTCTCCTGCTAGTTTACCAAGACCCTTTGATGCTACTCTTGCAGTAATATCAGATTTTCTAATAGCAACACCATAACGCTCAATTGGGTTGTATTCGCCTTTAAGTACTGATCCAAATGCTGCAATTGCATCTGCTGTAGTACCACCAAATGTTGCTGCTAAATCTGCACCAAGAATTTGTAAAGTCTTTGTACGCTTAATGGCATCTTCTTGAGATAACCCAAGTCCAGTAAGTTGTGTACCTAGAAGAGCAGAGTATCTAGCAGAGTCTGCTGCTGATAATCCATACTCAACCATTTCCTTAGAAAAGTCTTTTAGTTGTTGAGCATTGTTTCCAAATACTGCATCTAATGCACCAAACTGTTGAGATATATCAGATGCAGCCATAACTGAATCTTTACCAATTTTAATTGCTGCAGCAGTTGCTGCTATGGCTACAAGACCTACTGCTCTTTCTGCTTTTTTGGCATAAGCATCAAAACTTCTGCCAAGTTTCATTAAATCTTTTTGAGCCTGTTTAGAGCCTTTGTCAGAGTACTGGGTAAGGATTCTGGCTACTACTGCACCAACTGCCATATTAGCCACGCTCCTTCTCTAAATTTGTTTGCAATTTATTTTTTACATCATTAAATGCCTTTTCAACATTGTCTCTTATTTGTTGACCATTCTTATCTACTACATGCCAAACTAATCTTGATGGCATAAATGGACCATCTTTTTTACTTAAGTTACTAATAAAGGTACCAGCCTTATTACCTTTTCTACCTGCAATTTCATAGATTACACCTGGTGCTGATATGTTCTTTAATGCTCCTGCTGAGGTTGTATAGTCTTTTCTTACTTTACCCTCAACTTTTGTAGATGTAATTCCTGCCTTAATAATGCTTTGATCCCAAGCAGGCCAGCCTGCACCACCACGAGTACGAGGATTACGAGCAGGTTGAGTAGCCCAGCCACTTAGTGGTGGCTGTGGTTTGACAAGACTTCGTGCTTCATTTTTAGCACCTAAAAGTTCAGTGTTAACAACTTTGTTAAACCCTTTAACTGCGTCTTTATCAAATTGTTCTAGTGCTTTTAGTGTTTGTTTCATACCAACTAGCACTAGTGTTTTACTACTCATTACCTACTCGCATTCTTTGTTCGCTCCTTGAGATAAATAACGATTGCCTCTAACACACCATCAGGTGCGTCAAGTAAATCAGTTGGAGATAAACCAGTCTCCACAGAAATCATTGCTAACGAATATGTTAGACTGTCTCTGTGGATTCGGAATTTGGGTCAACGACCAACTCTACACCGTCTAAGGTGTCAAGGAATCCATCGCCCCAAGGCTTAACTGTCTTTCCACTGTCCTTCAATGCACTCCATGCAAGGAAGTAGATGTGTTCTAGTTTTTGATCTTCTGTTAGTAATTTAGCAAAGCCTTTGTTAAACTTTTGCTCAAATGCAACTATTGATCTTGGTCTTAAAGGTAATACTCCTTCAAATCCATCAGTAGTTTTTACTTTTATTTGTAATCCGTCCATTTTTTGCCCCTTTTCTAAGGTGTTATTGTTTTTGTTATTGCGCCATAAATTGGCCAGTTAACATTAACTGTTGTTAAACTTCCTACGCTTCCTGAAAGTGGAGTCCACTCTGAGATAAGCACTTTGAAACTATATTGAGGATTAGTTGTACTAATAGCAGCATTAACTGGTCTAACAGTACAATCAACTAATAATCCTCTATTGGGATATATTACAGATTCAAGTTGCGATACACCAAAATCTTGTTGTAGTTCAAGAGTTAAAGAATTATCTTCAAGTCCCGCAATCATTTTTTTTGCAATATCTCCAATTTGTGTGACTTCAACTAAGTCATAAACTGTACCAAAACTTATAGAAGCGCAATGATCTGAAACATCAAAAGCATCTAAAGTTACTCTGGGATTAGTTAAGACTAGTTTTGCCATGATTAAGGAGTTACATCCTTAACGATTTGACCTGTGATTGGCCATGTAACTGATGCAGTTGACAATTCGCCTACAGCACCATTTAGAGGTGTCCATTCTGAAATCAAAGCGTTAAATTGATACTCAGGATTCTGTGCAGATATTGCACCGTTTACTGGTTGTACCTTAATTGCTGCAACTGTACCCAATAGTGGATAGATTGTTGCTTCTACATCTGCTGCTGCAAAGTCTTGGTGGAACTCAAGAGTTACTGAGTTGTCAACAAGTCCTGCAATACGCTCTTTTGCTGCTGCTGGAACATTTCCTCCTGCGAATGCAGTAGTTTCCAAAACATCATATGTGCTTCCTAATGTTATTGAAGCAATATGATCTGCGAGGCTTACGCCTGCAACTGTTACTTCAACATTTGTTAATACTAATCTTGCCATGGTTATTTATCTCCTTCATAATTTACATTGTTAAAAACAAATGCTTCAGTTTCTTGCTGTTGCACTTGTGGTTCATCTTCTATTACCTGTGGTTCTTGTGTTTCTTTTGGTGAGTTTCCTGCCTTTTTGATGTTCCCAGATGCAAGAAGATGTTCAACACTTCCTCCAGCACTAAGTATATCAGATTCGGTAAGTTCTTCACCATTCAACTTACCGCAAACCTTTTTACTTGAAGTAATTACGTATTTCATTATTTTCTCCTTATCCCCAAATTATGAGGTTATAGCGGTATGATAGATATGTTTGATCTCCAGAAGTATAAGTACCAGAATCTGCACTTATTACTCTTAGAGTATTTACAAGACCACCTAATGTTCTATCTGATTCTAAAGCAGTTTTAATTGATTTAGGTCCTGTTCCTGCCAAGAGAGTGTCAAGTTTATCTTGTCCTGCTCTCTCTGAGAATCTTTGTACAATTACAAATATATCAACATTTGCTTGGTCTAAACCACGAGCATTGTCAACATCAAATGTAAAATCTAATTGTCCTACTATCGCACATGGAGGAACTATCACATCTGGAATAGTATCATATACTCTTAAGTTTGTGCCAGTTGGTGAAACAACTGTTAGTAGATTTGTTTTTAATGCATCTCTGATTGGGCCTATGTTTAACATTAGTACGCCAATCCAAAGTTTCTACGAAATGTCTTTAGAAGTATCTCAACATCTGGATCAAGACGAGAATTAAGACGAACTGTTCCTAGTTCTACAGATCCCGCAATACCAAATGGAGACTGCTTTCTAATAAATAATCTTGATGCCTGAATCTTACAGGCTAATTCTACTTCGTAAGGAATTGAGGAATAACCCCAAACTCCAGTTATCTTAACTGTCTGAGGAAAGAAGTAAGGCCATACATATGTTCTAACTGCTAATAGTCTAGTTACAGGTCTTCCTATTTGTGGATTATTAATAGGCTCATACATAACATCATTGTCTAAATTCCATATTGTTGAAAATGGTCCAGACTGATTTGCTCTTGATGCTATCTCTGTAGGTTGAATAAGGTCATCTATCTCTAAATACCACGGACTTACAGGTGTGTAATATTTAGTTACTGGAGCAGCAAGAGTTCCTTCTTGATAGAAAGCCCTTTGGCAATAGTCATCAATCATACGGCTTGCAGCAAGAATCGCTGCTTCAATTGCTGTATCATCAGTAATATCTTCTATTTGAAGACCATTTTTTACATCAGACAATGTTGTATAAACATTGCTAGGTTGATTACTAGTACTAAGTAAAGGTCTACTCATTTGCTCCTCTTCTCCAATTTAGGTAACATCGCTTTCTCCATCTTAGGATTAGCAGTTGCTGTTTCTTTTTTAATCTTAAAGATCTTCTTAATTCTTTTCATAACTTCCTTTTTGTAATGAAGGACAGGCCCATAAACGGGGCATTTGTAGACCTGTCCTCCACCTTAGATTACTCTAAGTATTACATAGATTAACTATGTAAATTTAGATTAGAATGTAGGTGCTATAAGACCAGTTCCGTTAATTACAGAAACTGCTCCTGGATAACGACCAGCAGTAAATGCTGAGTATCCGTAGACTACAGACTTAATTGTGAGTGAGCCTGCACCAGTTGCATCAAAGTTCAATGCGAATGGTGATCCTGCTTGCTCCCAAAGGTGCATTTCATTTGCATTTACGCAATAGATCTGATCCTGGTTTGCACCAGCACCACCATTTGTGATGATGTTTGCATCTGCAATGATAGGTAGACCCATCAATGAGTAACCTGAGTTACCGTATATTGCTGGTCCTGTACCTGTTGCAGTTGCGTTCATCGCACCATTTAGTGTTGGAACTACTAATGGACGACCTGTTGAATCAGTTGCTGCAAGCAAGAATGCTAGACGGCGTGGATGCATTACCCAATGTGTTGGATTCTGGAATACGTTTGTCTGCACTTGCTGGTAAGCATCTGCTAACTTTGGATACAGTTCTGCAACTGTAGGTGATGCATCTGTGTATGTAACGCTATTGATACCTGGTGTGTTGCGAATACCAAGCATTGCACCTGATGTACCATCACCGTTGATGATCTGGTTGTCAAGTGTTGTGTGCCATCCACGGATAAGATCCTGGATGATGAACTGGTCAATACCTGTACCACGCTCAATAGCCTGCTTTGAGATATCCTGTTGACCTGCGATTGTACGAACATTCACAGTCAATAGTGTATCGTCAGCATTTGTATTTGAGATAGCATCATTTTCAGCAGCCTGAACTTCAGTTGATGTACCAGTAGTCATGCGTGAGATATTTAGT